AAAGAACACAATGACTTATCTGGCTTATTTAACGTGTTAAGAACCGCACGGCAGTACAAACCCTCGCCAAAAGGAATGTAGTGTTTACATTGTAGTCTCTAGGATATAGAGTGGACTTATTTAATATCAGCGAATATCGCGACTGGAAAGGCGGGGTCGTCACACCCGATGCCCACCTTTACGGTAGACACTCCTGCCTAGTACTTTTTACTCGCTCTTCAGCGAGACGGCTAGGTGGTTTGGTCACCTTATAGGCGCCACTGGCACGAACTGCTTAAGGCAGTGCCAACTATGGCGCTAAATACTCCGCCGGCGCGAACTGCAAAAGCAGCGCCAACTACGGAGCAAATCTACCGACGGATGGGGTGATCAAACCCAATTCACTTTTCAGTGCGGTACCTACGGGGGACAAACAAACACAAATAATATCAGTCCCTAGTGAGCAACATGCTCACACAAACAGCTGGCGCAAAGCGCCTGCTACAGTTGAAACACCTGTAGCAACCCCCATCCCAACTGGCCCCAAAAATGGGGCAATGCCTCCAGCTAGCCCGGAGACAATGCCCAAGAATCTATCCCAAAACCCCGCATTTTCGTGCGCCCGCACAAACGCTGGCATTTCTCGAGCTGCTTTTGAGCACAGCTCAAGCGCCATAGCATCATGAGGGGGCGAAGGCGCCATCATGTTGGACATGAGTGAGCCTGCTCGCGCAGCATACTCAATGCAACACTCGACCTCAAGGATGAATGTTGTATTGGCGTTCGAACCCTCAATGGCAATACACAACGGACTCATGTTTCCATAGCCCATAAAGTTGCCATTGAGAGCTAGAAGCTCATTCGCATCTACACCCTGCACCTGCGTGGTCGCAATGGTCAGATCCTTAAAGTCCCAATCTCCACTCTCGTTGACAGCAAAGCCGTACACACCATCGTTGACGTGCCCGGTATAGGAACCAGGCAATCGCATGAGGTGCGAACCATCAATGTCATCAAGCCCAGAGATTTTGAAGGACACATTGCCAGTCGTATTTGCCAGCTGCTCTACCATAGAAATGGCAGGAGCCCTGGCAGCAGTGATATACCCACCTGAGCTGAGGATCGGCCCCGTCTGCTTCAGTTCAGCGATCATCGACAAGTACCTAAAACGATTCACGTTTGTCGTACCATAAGGCGCGACCAAGATACTGCCGAAGAAACTGCCAAAATCAGGATACAGGACCGGTTGCAGCGTGGGCCCAGTGTTCGGATCAGCGTTCGTCTGCCAATAGGCTACACCCGGCGTCGGCAACACGACAATATACTGCTTTCCACCACCAATGGTAATGGGAAACTGTGCCTTGTGCCTATAGGTAAACGAACCGCCGCCATACTCATCAGGAACTCCACCGGGCCTAAGCCCAGGGAAGTCCTTCGGAGCAATGGTACACTGCAGAAACTGTTTTCCGGCGGGGGTAAGGGCCATTCGATCAATGGACCGTCTGACCCGCTTACGCTGCTTGCGCTTCCTCCCAACATTGCGTTTAACGGCGACCACTTTCTCGACAACTTTAACCTGGCGATTGACACGCTTCCTTGAACGCGTCATGGTTTAATTTATTACCAACCCCCTCCAAACTCAGCCAAATACGTTCAGCCTCACGCTTGGAAGCACGTCTCGCTAGCAATAAGTCCGCATAGCAATCAACGAACTCTCGCAAAACCGGCTCCCACTCACACCAATACCCCTCTACCCAAAGAGACCACAGTCTATCATACTGCAAATCGAGCGAAATCTTCGAGTCACTCAAGACCGCAGCATACACATACTTAAGGCCTCGGGGAACAGGGACGTAGGTGTTACCAACAATCTTTGTTCTCTGACTTAGGAAAGACACCTCATGATAGGGGATTGACAGGCGCAACCTGTCCAACGGTAACTTCACCCCACAATCACGGTATCTATCCCAGAACAGTGAACCAAAACTGCCAGTTATCAAATCATCACCATAAATGGCGATTGGAGCTGAATGAAACAAACGTGGATCACCGCCAGCCGACAACCATGCATAAGCTAGGCAAACCAAATTTCCTAGCGTATTATCATTGGCGGTACACGGTGACCCTGACTTGTTCCCGCTATTCGTCAAGAACTCGGAACCATCTGAAAGAACTAGCGTAGAGTTAACCAGGTTGTCTAGAAAAGAATCAAACAGTCGCCACTGCTGGGCAGTATATACACCTAACCTGGCACGAATATCATAGACAGCATGCAACAACCTTGCATGCATTCCGCTATCCCATTGCTTGCAATCAGCTTCATCAAATTCTGCGCAGTCCATAGACTGAAACAACGCATCCCAACCCCGGTGAAATTTAGAAAACCCCACTTTAGAATGAATCCGCATCCAAGATGCG